CCACCACTGGCGGACATTTGTCTTTCCCCCACGGACACATTTGTGCGCACAACACGGACACAATTTGTACGTGGCAGGCGGACAGGGTGTGCTTTAACGTGCTAAAGCGGAGGTATATTATTTGCTTATGGTGGATATTAGAATATATAATACTCAAAGTTATTGATTTTTAGTATTGCGTATGCTATTCTATACACAGTTCAAGAGCCGCCGATCAGGCTTTGACCGGCTCGTGGGGTACGAGTGGAGATCACTGGGAAGCACCTTGACAACTGAATATATTGCATAAGCCCACACATGGAAAGGTGAATTATGATTATTTTTGACTATGATCCGAAAAGTGGGATTTCTTGCGGCATTAACGATTATGGAGAGTTGTTTTTAGGTGGGAACGGTTCAGGGTATAACTTGCCTAACACTCAAGAAAATGTAGAATATATTCTCTAATATTTATCTTAAGGAGGGTTAAATCATGAATGAAATTCATTATAAAAACATCAACGATGAAATCCGGTTTAAAACCCTGATGAAGTACATTGAAGAATGGGAAAGCATTGCTTTTGATCTCTACTCAAGCAAGCGTGACAAATACGGAGAGTATGACCAAGAGGTTGCAATTCTCAAAGGCGAATGGAAAGTCTGGAATATGCTAATGCTACTCATGAAAGACGATCGCCGCATGGCACAGTTAGCACTGCGGTATTTTGGAAAGGAGGCGTATTAAATGCGCTATCGTTTGATATATTCCAAGCATTACTTACAGCTTAGTTTATGGTCAAATGATTACAGTTGGATTCTTGAGCGCTCTATCCGTTTCCACGACTGCGGTTACGATGTTGAAATCTGGGAATACAACGAACAAGGTTCACGCCTGTTAGAAAGGAGCATTTACCATGACTGCTAACCGTTGGCTTTTGACCGTCCATTGGAATCATATCCCCAAGACCACATATCTATTTGATACTTTGTGTTCAGCGCTTCACAGCTGTGACTTTGTAAAAGGCATGCACCCTGATGTGAAGATCACCTTGATAAGAAAGGAGTTGACACATGAACAATGCGAAGCCGTTTTAAGCACCGGGCAACTACCCACTTGACACTATCCGTTCCGGCTGACCTTAAGGAAACGCTTGAGGTCATAGCCGCTGAACGTGATATGTCTACCTCGGCGTTTTGCCGTGAGCTTTTCCGAAAGGAGATAGCAAAGCATGAAGTTTTACCGAACAGCAGACCCGGAAACCGGGGAAGTGATTGACCCAAAAGACACCCCGGAACTTTACACACTGGACGCAATCCGACATGCTGACGTGTGGACACCTGAAACAATCAAGCATGAATACCAGAGACTAAGAGCAATCGCCGTAAAGCGCTTGAAGCGTATGGAAGAAAGCGAGATCGGCAGAGCAAGCAAGACATACTATTATAATAAGGACAAGTATAAACCAGCGTCAGAACTGAAACCATACGAGCAGAAAATCCTATTAGCAGACCTCGCTAAAATGATGCAGGCCAAGACCGGCACACTTAGAGGCATTAAGCGCTATCGGAAAGAAGCAATCAGGACTTTCCATGAACACGGCTATGAATACGTTAACGAACAAAATTTCAATGATCTGGGCGAGTTCTTCCGGTATTGGAAAGCGTCAAATATGCGTGGCTATGGTAGTCTCGTAGCAATGGACGTATATGAGAAAATCAAAAATTCAGAAGCATTTGAACGATCAACACAGAAAGTCAATAAATCAGCCGAAATTTTCCGGGCGTTTCAAGCGTGGCAATCGGAGCGAGATGCACCATTTGAACGCAAGTCAAATGTGGTTGAACGATCTTCCGGTGAGTTATTGCAGGCGTTAGATGAATTTCTATGGTAATTAAGCCGTCAGAATTTCCACTTGTATGGCTTGAGCAAATACCGGAAGTAAAACGGAAGAAAGGCAACCAACGCACAAAGAAGCGCCGGAAATATAAAGACCTTGTAACAGCGTTTGATATTGAGACAACCAGACTTGCAGATATTGAAAACTCTATCATGTATGTTTGGCAATGGCAATTTGGAAACGCCTACACGGTTGTTGGGAGAACATGGGATGAATTTACACAATTTCAAAAGAAGTTGCAGAGTATTCTTGATGATACTTTTCTGGTTGTTTTTGTTCACAATCTTTCCTATGAATTTCAGTTTCTAAGAGGTATTTACCCATTTGAGCCGGAAGAAGTTTTTGCTGTCCGATCTCGCAAAGTCTTGAAATGTGATATGTACAATTGCTTTGAGTTCCGTTGCAGTTACCTGCACAGCAACATGAACTTAGACACATATACTAAGAAAATGGGCGTACAGCACAAGAAGCTGACCGGAACTTTTGACTATGACAAAGTACGCTATCCATGGACAGAATTGAGTGAACAGGAATTAGCCTATTGCATACATGATGTGCAAGGCTTAACCGAAGCAATTCAGATTGAAATGGAGCATGACGGAGATAATTTATACACATTTCCGCTAACGTCTACCGGCTACGTTCGCCGGGATGCCAAGAAAGCAATGTCGGAAGTGTCTTACAATTTCGTTAAGGAACAGCTACCAGACTTTGAGACATACAAGATGCTTAGGGAAGCATTCAGAGGCGGAAACACTCACGCAAACCGGTACTATGTAAATTACACATTGCACAATGTCCACAGTGCGGACCGATCAAGCAGTTACCCTGATGTAATGTGCAACTGCAAATTTCCGGTAAGCGAATTTTACCGGCTGGGCGATGTTCCATTTGATGAAGTTATTAAAATGTTAGGTAAGCGACAAAAAGCCTGTATCATGCGTGTAGCAATTACAGGCGCGCACCTACAAAGGGTTGACTGGGGCTGCCCCTATTTATCATTAGCCAAGTGCAGACACGTTCAAAATGCTTTGCTTGATAATGGCAGAATCATATCCGCTGACTATCTGGAAACCACAATAACAGACATTGATTTGAAAATCCTGTTAAGTGAGTACGCATGGGCGGATATGAAATTTTACGATGTAGCAACTGCCCGGTATGGGTACTTGCCTAAGCCGCTAATAAAAACGATCTGCCAATACTACCACTACAAGACAGAGCTAAAGAACGTTGATGGACAGGAACTTTTGTACATGAAATCTAAGAACAAGTTAAACTCACTTTATGGAATGTGCGCGCAAGACCCGGTAAAGCAGTCGATCCTTTTTATAGATAATGACTTTAAAGAACAGAACGAGGACGAAGCCGGTTTACTATTAGCATATAACCGAAAGGCGTTCCTTGCATACCAGTGGGGCGTGTGGGTGACAGCGTGGGCACGATATAGACTTGAGGAAGGTATCAGACTTGCCCACGGTGATACGGATGACCCCAATGCTCCACAATTTGTATACTGTGATACGGATTCTGTGAAATACCTTGGAGAGATAAATCTCGATAAGTTTAACGCAGAACGTATTAAAGACAGTAAGGAAAGCGGAGCATATGCAACAGACCCCTCTGGAATCACACATTATATGGGTGTCTATGAGAAAGAACATGATATGTGTGAGTTTAGAACGATGGGGGCAAAGAAATATGTATACAGAGAGAAGCCAGAGGACAAATTAGTTTGCACTATAGCAGGAGTTTCAAAGAATCTTGGAGGAAAGGAGTTAGAGGAACATGGAGGTATCACAGCATTTCATGAGGGATTCACATTTAAGAAAGCAGGAGGACTTGAAGCAGTTTATAATGACAAACCCAGCATTTCGGAATACACAGCGGAAGGACGAACAGGAAAAATTACGTCTAATGTCTGCTTACGACCAAGCACTTACACGTTAGGATTAACAGCCGACTATAAGCGACTATTGACTGAAAGCAGGTATGAATATGAGTGATAAAGAATTTGTAGATGCTGTCATTAAAATGTATGATGACTATGTAGATGATGCGTTCTACACGGAAGAAGAATTTATAGATAATGTTTGGGATTTAATTTTCAAATATGAATGTAACCAACAGCATAGCTGTGGTAAATAAAATTTATTTTAAAGGAGAAAGAACAATGACTATCACCAAGATTAGCAAGGAACTGAACAAGAAGGAACTGTACAAGATGACAATGGACGCAGGCATTAAGAAAATGAAGGACTATGTTGGTTCCAGCATTGATGTGTATGCGTACTGCATTTACACCGATTTTAACAGTAAGGATAACAAAGAGGTTGAAGTTCTATCTGTGATGGATACTGACGGTTCCGTTTTTGCTACCAACAGTGCAACCTTTAAGAAGGATTTCCTGAACATTGCAACTCTGATGGAGGGTGAGGAATTCTCTGTTGGTGTCACTTCTGGTACTTCTAAGGCGGGCCGTGAGTTCATTACTTGCACCCTTCTCTAAGACAATATGAGCCGCATTTACTTAGATAGCGGCTATCTGAATATCCATGAACTATTGAGCCGTTCCTTGCCCTTCAATTTCGCAGTTGGAGGGCGAGGGACAGGCAAAACCTATGGAAGTTTGGTTGAGTGTTTGGAAGAAAAAAGAACATTCCTATTCATAAGAAGAACGCAAGCGCAAGCAGATATTGTGACAAGACCTGAATTTTCACCATTTAAGCGAATATGTGAGGATAGGAATTTAAACATTAGCTGTTCGCCTGTTACAAAGTATAACAGTGCGTTCTATTACTTTAAAGTAAATGAAGATGGGAAACAAATTCCAGACGGTAAGCCTATTGGGTATTCAGCCGCACTCTCCACATTCTCAAATATCAGAGGTTTTGATGCTTCTGACGTTGACCTTATGATATTTGATGAATTTATTCCAGAGCGTCAAGAAAGACCAATTAAGAATGAATTTGAAGCACTTATGAACTGTTATGAGACTGTAAACAGAAACAGAGAGCTTCAAGGAAAGAAACCTGTACAACTTCTATGTCTCGCAAACGCAAACGATGTTGCAAACCCTGTCTTTATTGGTTTCAATCTTGTTAAGAAAGCGACTGATATGTTAGAGAAGGGCAGAGAAGTCTATCAAGATAACCACCGTGGTATCTGCTTGTATATGTTACAGAAGTCTCCTATTTCGGAAGAAAAACGCAATACTGTTCTGTATAGAGCAACAGAAGGAACACGTTTCTCCGAAATGGCACTTGATAACAAGTTCTCTTTCAATGACATGGGCAATGTAGGGAGCCGTCCTATAAAGGAATTTGTTCCCGTGTGTGCGTTATCGAAAATCTGTGTATACAGACACAAGTCTGACGGCACATATTATGTCTCAATGCACAAAGCAGGTAGCCCACCACAATATTCCGACAGTGAAGCCGATATTCAGCGGTTCAGACGGATGTATGGATGGTTGTGGGAAGCCTATATGCAACAGAAAATAACATTTGAGGAGTATCTTTGTGAAAATCTCTTGACGAAATATCTCCGATAATGCTATTTTATAATCAGAGAAGGGGGTTGCACAAAGTCACAGCCGGAAGCTGGTGCAAGCCCTTGACTGGGGCAAGAAACCCCCTTCTCAATCTAAAATCCGGCTATAAGGAGAATGATATGGACGTCACAACTGTTACCCAGCTTGTTAGCAATCTTGGTTTCCCTATTGTATGCGTAGGAGTCATGTTTTGGATGCAGAATAAGGAACGTGAAAGTCACGCCGCTGAAAGTGAGCGTTGGACTGAGGTTGTTAAGGAAAACACAGAAGCACTGCGAGATTTAAAAGAGGTTGTAAGTCTTTTAAAGGAGCGTGTTACTTGTGGGAGCAAAGATTCAGAATGAAATAGCTGTATCAATTCCCTTTGATGACATTGAAAAAATTGAAATTTACCAAAACGTATGGAATAGGAAAACAAGAAAGCGGTTGCCGTTGTCCACGATTATGAAAAAGACTGGTGCCGACTACGGAATTAACGGAACTCTTTACAGTATGAGAGATGGCAAACCTGTTTGTCCATTGAAGTATGATAGTGAGGTCTTGTTTCATGGCAAGTACAGTTATCGTGGTTATGTTTGGGATAACTTTGATACCAACAGTTTCCACCTTGACATTGTACCTACAGACAGGTGGAGCAACTACGTTGCTTGTTCTAACATTGTAATGAATGGTAAAGAATTAAGCAAGCCTATCTATAATGTAGCACAAGGCGGTAGACGTGGAAGAACAGCTATTGGAACTAAACTTGTAAACGGACAACGGAGACTATGTCTTTACGCTTCCAAGGACGGAAGCACAGCCAAGAAAACGCCTGAACAGCTTGCAACTTTATTGCAGTCTTATGGATGGCAGGATGCAGTTATGCTTGACTGTGGTGGAAGTTCTCAAGGATATTTCAAGAAGGAAAAACGTCAAGTTTATTCCAGTAGGCGTACAGCGCACTACATTTTAATTTATTTGAAGAAAGGAAGAAAATAACATGGGCATTACGGAAATTATTAGACAGGGACTTGCAAATGGCGATTCCTATGCAGTTATCAATAAGCGTCTGGCAGACGCGGGTTTCAATCTGAAACTTGTTCCTCGTGAGAATAGCGGATGGGATGAAAAAGAAGTGAAGGAAGGCTTTATGGAAGGCGAACCTGCAAAGGATGTTGTTACTCTTGCCGACCTTATGAAGCGTGACATTTCTATGGCAGGTCAGGAACAGGTCATGTGGTGCAAAGAGGGACAGTATAAGATTACTTGGGACGAGAACGGCTATGCTATTAAGGCGGTGAGACAGAATGTTTAAGCCTGAAGAAATCCTAACCCTTGCAAAAGCAGGATTTACTGCACAGCAGATTGCCGGACTTTCTATGGTGGCTAACCAGCCTGTTCCTACTCCGGCACAGCCTGTTCCTACTCCGGTACAGCCTGTTCCTACTCCGACACAGCCTGTTTCTACTCCGGCACAGCCCGTTCCTACTACGGAACATCCCGTTCCTACTCAGGCACAGCCCGTTGACCCTGTACTTGCAGAGTTGCAGAAGCTGACGGGCCTGGTTCAGGGTAGTAACATTATTAACGTGAATCAGCCAAAGGTTCAGACACCCGAAGAAATTCTTGCAGAGATTATCAATCCTGCACCGAAAGGAGATAAGTAATTATGCCTAATGTAAATGACATGACTGTTTTTCAGGCTGGTACTATTTTGCAGAGCCTTGTTAAACAGGCAACTGGACAGGTAACTATTGCTGCCAGTACACCCGGCGAGTTTGTCAGTGTGGCACAGACTGCACTCAAGACTGGCTATGACCCTATTCTGAACGCAATGTCTCAGATGTGGGGCAGAACGATTTTCAGCATTAGACCTTACAGCCGTAAGCTCTCTGGACTGGAAATGTCTATGGAACGTTGGGGCAATGCAGTACGTAAGCTGTCCATTGCAGACAAGCCGATTGAAGACGATGCCCGATTCACTTGGCCTGTTGGTTATGACACCGCAAAAGCGCCCAATGCCATTGGAGATGGTCAGAGTGTGGATATGTACGCACTGAATAAGCCAGACATTTTGCAGGTGAACTTCTATGGTCAGTCTGTTTACGAGAATAGCTACACTATTTTCAAAGACCAGTTGGATGTAGCCTTTACCAATGCAGAGGAATTTATGCGTTTCAACTCCCTTGTGACCGGAAACCGCACTGACAAGTTGGAGCAGTATAGAGAGAACATTGCAAGAGGTATCCTTGCTAACTACATTGGTTCTCTGTTGGCTGAGAAGCAGACCGCCAGAGTTGTGCACTTGCTGACTGAGTATAATGCAGAAACTGGTTTGAAGTTGACCGCACAGAATGTCTATCAGCCTGAGAATTTCAGTAGCTTTATGCAGTGGGCGTATGCAAGAATCGCCACTATTTCTCGCATGATGACTGAACGTTCTGAAATGTATCAGACTGTTATCAATGAGAAGCACGTTATGCGTCATACTCCTGCCAATAAGCAGAAGGTTTACCTGTATGCTAAGGCTATGGATCAGTTTGACGCTATGGTTAAGGCTAACACCTTCCATGATAACTACTTGAAGTTTACCGACTACGAGGGCGTGAACTTCTGGCAGTCGATTGAAACCCCTGATTCCATCAACGTTACTCCTGTGTATACCAATACTACCGGCACTGCTACTACCGGTGAAGCTGTTGAACAGGCAGGTATCTTTGGTGTTATCTTTGACGAGGAAGCGCTTGGATATGCTCAGGTCAAGAACTGGGCTGCTGTCACTCCGTTCAATGCCAAGGCTGGCTATTGGAACACCTATGACCATGTTAACTTCCGGGCTATCATGGACATGAGCGAGAAGGGCGTTGTGCTGTTGCTTGACTAAGCACTTGGAGGGGTGGGGCACTATCCTCGTGTCCTGCCCCTATAATAAGGAGGTCTTATGTTAACAGTAACACTCTATGAGTTCAAGAAAAGAGAGAATAGCACCAAAAGACCTGATGCAAGTGCCACGCAGAGAGACCACAGAGCTGTTCTTAAAATGCCCACAAGTTTATTGAGACCAGAAATTACCTTTGACTTTGGTTTAAAGGGAAATCCATCTTTTTACAACTACGCATACATTTCAGACCTTGGGAATAGATACTATTTCATTAGAGACTGGACTGTATCAGAAGGGCATTTGTGGACTGCCCACATGGAAGTTGATGTGTTGGCAAGTTGGAAAAACAGTATCGGAAACAGCACTCAATATGTAACAAGGAGTTCACATAGCTTTGACGGAAATGTTGTTGACAATCTGTATCCGGCAAAAGCAACACCAAACACCGTTCTGACAACAAGCGATAACCCCTTTGCAACGGACTTTGAACAGGGAAGCTATGTTGTCGGTATTGTAAACAATGACCCTGACGGCGTGGGTGCTACACACTATTATGTCTTTGACCAGGCGGCATTTAATAGCTTGTGTGCATATTTGCTTGGTGATGCAACCTGGACAGGAATTAGCGATATTTCAGAGGATCTTGTTAAAGCACTTTTTAATCCCATGCAATACATTGTTTCGTGCAACTGGTTTCCAATTAAAATTCCCATTACCGGAAAACTTTCGAGTGTGCGTGTCGGTTGGTGGACTATCCCTGTTAGTGGCGCTGGTATCCCAGCAAAGAACGCCTATATTTCAAGTGGATATGTGTTCCTGACAGTGCCGAAGCATCCGCAAGTAGCACGAGGAAACTACTTGAATAATGCGCCATACACAAAGCATACTTTGTATTACCCCGGTATTGGCAGTATCGCATTAGACGCTAACGTGATTGCAAACTATTCAAAGATTGGGACACTCGTACAGATTGATATTCTGGCGAATACGGCAAGACTTGCGGTGTTAGGAGGCTCAACACAAGATGCTACTTTCTTGACACAGACATTTTCACAGGTTGGAATTCCAATAAACCTTGCGCAAATGACAAGCGGATTTTTTAATAATATCGGCGGTGCTGTAAAGTCTGTTGCACAAACGGCAACCTCTGTTGCAACAGGTAACGCTGTCGGTGCTATTATGGGCGGTATCGGCGCTATTGGTAACGGTTTAGCTACTGCATTCCCGGACGTTAGCGTCAGCGGACTAAACGGAAGTATGTTGGGTATCAAGCAGAACATTATCCTAAAGTCTGAATTTTATTCAATCGCTGACGAGGACAACGAGGACAGAGGCAGACCTTACTGTAAAAAGGTTGAACTGTCCACGCTTCCGGGCTATCAAGTGATTGCCGATCCTGATTTAGCAATCGCCGGAACAAGCGAAGAAAACAGAATGATAAAGGGATACCTTGAATCCGGTTATTTCTATGAGTAGGTGAGTGCTGATGCCGTGGATTACTGGAAACCGCTATCTGTCAATGGACGAAATGAAGAACAATGCTGACATTATGCACTATTTCTTCAAGTCTAACGGCTGGACGGATAACGCTATCTCCGCCATGTTTGGCAATATGCAGACGGAAAGCACCCTAAATCCGGGAATCTGGGAAAACCTTGACCCGTTTGTTGGCGGCTACGGTTTGGTACAGTGGACACCATACACCCATTATTCTGAATGGGCCGGTACTGATTGGCAGGACAATGGACAGAAAGAGATGGAGCGGATCATATATGAGCTTGAGAACCACTTGCAGTGGATCAGCACAAGCCTTTATCCTATGACGTTCCGGGAGTTCTCGCAGTCTGACAAGCCGCCTGCATATCTTGCACAGGCGTTCCTTTATAACTATGAGCGCCCAACGGTGAAGCCGCAACCGGCACGAAGCAAGCAAGCGGAATACTGGTATCAGTACATTACCGGACACGAGCCGCCGATCTCACAGCTACCGATCTGGCTACTATTTAAAATGAAAGAAAGGAGATGATAGCAATGATTGGTAACGGTATCCCGGCAAACTACGATTATATCAACGTGCAAAACGCCGCCGTCAGTCCGTCCACCGTCCATTGCAGAAACACAGCACTGTCCCAATACTTCCGGCGGTACCTGCTTCAAAAGGCTATGTCGCTTTTCAAGTGGAAGTTGCCGGAGCATTGGAGTAAGAATTATTTCCTGTATGTGCTGTACTGCTGGGGCTATCTCGCAGTGGTCAATACAAGCAAGTTCGGCGTTATTCCTCAGGGTTGCACCCTGACCGGCTACAATGTGTTCTATCAGCCGACTAACGCAATTATCACAAATCCCCTGTTGCGTGGCATTATGGAGCCGAGAATCGGAAGCCAATGCACAATTATCCGCTTACAGCCGGATTACGGCGGTATTATGGATATTGTGGGCTACTACGGTGATATGTTGGCCTTGTGCGCTGAATCTGTCGGAATGAACCTTATGAACACACACCTTGCGTATGTGTTTGCGGCAGGTAACAAGACCGCCGCAGAGAGCTTCAAAAAGATGTATGACCGTGTAGCATCTGGCGAAGTCTGCACTGTGATTGACAAGAACCTGTTCCGGGATGACGGAAGTAAAGCGTGGGAAGCGTTTGAACAGAACTTGAAGCAGGTTTATATCAGTTCCGACATTTTGAGCGATATGCGCAAGATTGAAGCAATGTTTGACACAGATATTGGCATTCCCAACGCCAACACGGACAAGCGGGAACGGCTGGTGACGGATGAAGTGAATGCAAATAACGTTGAGACACAGAGCAAGTGTGCTATGTGGCTTGAGGAATTGCAGGAATCTATCAAGGCAACAAATGATATGTTTGGCTTAGATATTTCCGTGGAGTGGCGTTTCCCTGACGCTTATGAGGGAGGTGTGAACAATGTCGGCAACAGTAAGCCTATTGGGACTGAAACGGTTGAATGACGGCATTCTGGGCGAGTTGGTTGTCCCTGATGGCGTGGACGTGGAGCTTGTCAAGGACAATCTGCTTGCGGAAACTGCGGAGCTTGAAGTCATCTACCCGGATGCTATTTTCATGCAGGCCATGATTGGCAGGTGGAGCGCTAAAGAGCTTCCGATCTGGGAACGGCTTTACAAAACAACACTGTTGGAGTATAATCCTATTGAAAACTATGACCGAATGGAAGAATGGACGGAAGCAGAGGACACGAAGAAAAACACGGAAGCCGATGCAACCGGAACAAGCACAACCGTCACAGACGGCACGAGTACCCGACAGAGTAACACGGACGGCGTTATCAACGATCAGAAGTATGTGAGCGCATATAATGAAATTGAGTTCACACCCACGGAGCGAGACAACAACACGCAGAACGAGAAGAACGAGAGCGAACAAAAGGACGTTGGCACAGTGGCGGTTAAAACGTCAGCAGAGAATACCACGGACGAAACCGGAAATAGAAACCTATTGCGGAAAGGCCGTGCACATGGCAACATTGGCGTGACTACTTCACAACAGATGATCGAAGCGGAAAGAGATGTTGCACTGTATAATATCATTGACGTGATTATTAACAGCTTCAAAAACCGTTTCTGTCTGCAAGTCTATTAAGGAGGTGTAAACATGGGATTATTTGAGCAATTTCCATATTCCAATTTCCACGAGTTAAATCTTGACTGGATTCTAAAGAAAATCAAAGAGCTTGACGAAAAAGTTGATAGCATTGAGGACAGGATCTTAAAGCAAGCTAATGCCTATACTGACCAGCAAATTGCGGTATTGCGGCGTGATTTTTCGGAACTTGAAGCTGATTTTGCGGCGTTCAAATCTGACATTAACGCTCAGTTTGCGGCTTACACTGCTAAACAGGACAAGGCTTTTGCTGATTACCAGAAACTTGTCAATGCTCAGATTGACCTACTTGAACAGGAAATCAGGGACGCAAGAGCAGAACTCAAAACTATGTTGCGGCAGGCTAATGCGTATACGGATGCAAGCATTGCTATGTTGCTGTTGCAGTTGCCTGACATTATCACGAAGAACATTAAGAACGCAAAGGTGTATAACCTACTGACTGGTAAGTATGTGACCATTCAGGCTATGTTTGATTTCCTTTGTATGTTCCATGCCCCTGACGCTCTGACATGTGGCGAAATGCGTGACCGGAATAACACTTGTACGCAGATTGTCACTTACAATAAGACCTGTCAGGAGTTTATCACTGACGCAAAGAATTTTGTCGTTCAGCACTAATTAAGGAGGTATTTTATTATGAGTACTCAGACTGAACACCTGCAACTTGACCTTCGTGAAGCCGCTGACATTTTCAACCCATTGAGCACCAACAACAACTTCGAAACCCTTGACAGCGTGATTACCGAAATCCGCAAGAAGGGTGGAGTTCCCACCTATACCACTACTGCAAGCGCAAACCTGCTGAAACTGTCAGAGAATCCTACTCCTAACGAAACTTTATTTAAGTTCGTGGCGGCAGGTGACGCTAACACTTGGAGTTATCAGGAGACTGTTAACAACATTGTTGCATTGGACGGCAAGCAGAAAACTGTCAAGGGCGGCGAAATGTATGTGGCGTGGGTGAATGCCGCTAATGCAATGGTTGTTGTGGCTTGGCCTGATGTGGTTGACGCTCAGACCTTTGACGGAAAAGGCCCTGCTGAATGGGCAAGCAAGGCGCAGTTGGATGCAGTCAATCAGACTGCGGTTAATGCTACCACTACCGCACAGGCGGCGGCTACGGTAGCGAATAATGCTAATAAACGTGGATTGCTAAGAAAACGAATTTATAGCGCATCGTTACCCTTCCCCACGTCTATTGAACCGCAAACAATTACAATTGGAAAAATTACTGAAACCCCGCTATTTGTTGTTATTACGTGCGATAACGATGCAACTCAAATCTTTATTGTTGGAAGTGGATCAGGCGGAGGCACAAGTCTGCAATCTGACGCAAACGGTGCTATACGTGGAACAAGACGGTTGCACCTTAACACTACTGTTGTTGACGGATACATTTTACAGGTAGGAACAGGCGTAAGACTTGACGGAACAACAGATAACGAGCTTTGTATTCCCCTTTATGTTGACATTTTCTATATGGGGACTTCTGAAGAATAATATTAGCCCGTGTTGAAATATACACGGGCTTTCTTATATACCGTCACTTTAATAGACTAAAGTGCTCCCTGTCCACGGTAGGGAAACAAGTGTCCACGAGTGGCGGTTAATCTATCACATATTTTCTAATACTAACCATAAGAAAATAATATACCAGTACTTTACCACGCTACAGCGCATCATGTCCATCTGCCACGTACAAATTGTGTCCGTGTTGTGCGCACAAATGTGTCCGTGGGGGAAAGACAAATGTCCGCCAGTGGTGGT